GCACATCTGGTGAATTCGTGAACCAAGAGCCTCGTCTATATCCAAAATCTCATCGATTGTTAACTCCGAAGAAATCAGCAAAGGCTTGTGATTCAAATATCGATAATTTAAAACTGACTGTATTTGTTCAACCTGCCAGTCGGTTGCCCTTGGCTGACCGTTTATTGGCTTGAATAAGTCATCAATGAACAGCACATCTGCTTTTCTCATGGCATTCAGCTTTGTTTCCAGCTGGTCAAAGTCATTTTTCAGATCACTCATGCCCTCAACGTACGGGAAGTACAGGCAGTGAGTCGATTTCTTCTTAATGAGATTGTTCATGATGGCCGTTAACAGATGGGTTTTGCCGCTGCCCGGCTGTCCCAGCAGAGCAATGCTATTGGCACGCTCTCCCTTGATCTTTTCAAAGTCTTTGAAGTATTCGACCGCACATTCATAGGCATCTTTAATCATTTGGGGTTTGCCATCTAATTTGAAGTTGCCAAACAACAGCTTTTCGAACTTTTCTGTAATGCCGCTGGCTGCCATGAGCTTCGCTATTTTCTTTTGTTTCACACACTCACATTGTTTGGAATACGTCGTTTTCCATTCCCGAGCCTTATCTGGCGTGCAAACCTTTCCCGCAAGATAATCTTCTTCAAGAACCATTTCATCAAGTGATAGGCTGTCCAATGGCTTGTGTTCTTTTCTCAGCCGCAGCTCAGTATCCTTGTGAACCCGATAAATTACAACGCCGCGATCCTTGCACTCGGAACACTCATACTCAACCTTTTCTTCTGATGCGGCCTGTTCTGTTTCCCAGGAACGCGATCTTGCTTGAAGACCCTTCATCATTGCTTGGAACGCTGTGTCTATACTGACTGCTTTGTTTATTGCCATACTGTTGTTTCTCCTTTCTCTTTTGGCTTAATGGGTTGGACAGGATTGCCTCAATGTAGTTCAAGCCAACGTTGCTGCCTTTATTTCTGAAAGCCTTTTTCATTGCCTCGATGACCTTCTCTTCGCCGTAATCATCCACCATGTAGCCGATTCTTTGCGCCTCAATGGAGCCGATAGAACGAGCGACCTTATTTTCGAATAGCTCAAAAGCGTTTTTCATTTTTGGATCAACCTCCTGCGTTTCTTGTGGTGCTGGTGCAAGTTCAGGAACAGGCTTTTCAGATGGTTCCTGCTCCGTTACAGGCGTTTCAAATGAGATCAGCCTGTATTGCCCTGCCTTCCTCCCCTGCGGCTTATATTCAATTCTTTTAAGATCAATCAGCATCTTTCGGTGTTTGATCAACGTATTTTCGGAAATCTCAATCTTTGCTTGCAGAGTGGTATTTGAAGTGGTGAACCACTCTCGCCACCCTGCCTTATTGTTGATGTGCAAAAGATGAAACCATAATGCTTGAGTTGTAGCAGACAACGGATTCGTTTCTAGCCAATTCATGAAGCCGTTCATTTCTTTCAGGTAGTTCATGGCTCACCTACTTCCTTTCACACAGTGCTGTCATTCCGCTGATGCGGACTAAACGTAAGCCAGGTTCATTTGTCTTTAGATAGCCTTCAACATAAGCACGGAACAGCTGCGCGCGATTTGGCGCCCCTTCCGCCAGCCACTTGTAACAGAAGGGGATACCGACCTCAATCAAATGGGAGGTCATCGTCACTGATGTCTACAGGCTTGCCGTCAAAAGGATCAGCATCCTGTACGCTTGGTTTTTCATCGGATGGTTCCGCATCAATGATTTCTGGCTCAGACATTTCGTCTGTGATATCAATACGCTCTCGTGCCTCATCGTCCTCAATGACAGCCTTCTGCATTTCCACTGACAAGATGCCCCATTTGCTCAGAATCGCTTTCAAAACAGTTTTTAATGCCATTGCATCCCAATCGTTTTTCCAGCCGAAGTCCGACTTACTAAACTTCTTTTTATGCTTTTCGACTTGCGCCTTTGTCCAATACACTGTTTTCCGGAAACCGTTTAAAAGCTCAAAGTAAGCAGCGTAACCAATAACCGCATCTGATTCCCGTTTTTCAAAATCAATTTCTATTTCCTCAGTTAATGGGTTCCACTTTTGCAATTCTCCTTCATGGATCGGTATGCAATTGATGAATTTATACTGGCCTGTACGTAAAGCCAACTGAATGTACCCTTTGTAACCAAGCTGAAATTGGGCGCGGCCGCCATACGGAACGATCCAGGCATAACCCAAGTTTTTATCAACTGGCAGATCAAGCGTAGCCGCCACCATAGCCGATGAAATTACGCTCATAGGCTCTGCCTTTTGGAGCATTTTTTCACCGTTGTAAAGGCTCAGAATTGACGCTGTGAATTGGGAAGCCCTTTTCCCTAGAACTTCTTCGAAACGATTCATGACTGCCGGAGAAGAAAGCAGACCTTTCATTGTTGTTCCTTGCTGTTGTGCTGGGGCACTGTTTTGTTTCTTCTGGATATTGCTTTTTAGCGATTGATTTGTAGCCATATTCAGCTAACCTCCTTGATTCCAAAGCGTCTAAATTGGACTTCTTTAGTGACTTTCTCGTATACGTCCGGAAACTGCTCTTTTAGTTTCTTAGAGTCGATCCGATTAGTTGAAACTGACTTCCAACTAGTTTGATAGTTTCCGATGAAGCCGTATTCAGCTTCCTTCATTTCGTGCTTAATCTGATTTTCTAATTCCTTCGCTTGCAATTGGAGTTCGTTTATCTGATCTTTAAGCTGCAAATATTGCTGAATGCGTGTTTTATTCGCTGAAGTGAGATCAACGACTCTACCGCCCTCTGCCTCGGCATAACGTTGCTTGAGATATTCTTCTGCTGCACTCGAACCATCAAGCACAGGGGCCTGTCCGCCCAATACATTTTCATTCCAAAATTCAATCTCAGCTTGAAAGATCATCGCAATGAGCTCATCATCACGCTCAATCTCTTTCCAAATGAATTTATTGCCGCCGATTAGGACAGCGAAGTATGCTTTTTTATATTCAGGCCCCAGCACTCCTAAATAGTGTTGAACCTGCACAATATAGCTGTCGGGAATCTCGTCATCTTCCCACTCTTTCAGGTTGTATGCCGACGTGGTTTTGCACTCCAAAATGGCTTTTTCACCAACAATCATTCGGTCAACATTCGCCAGTATAAAATCGTGCTTGGGATGCCTGAGCATTGCTTTTTTCCGTCTAACTTTTTTGCCGCTACGAATCTCAAACTCTTTTGCAACAACGTCTTCAAGAAGCGAGCCAAAGTATGCTGCTTCACTGCCTGATTCACTTACAGGTACTTGGCCTGTTTTGTCTAACCACAATTCAAACGGTGTTTGCCATTTGTTTATGCCTAAAATAACGGAAGCATCAGAACCGCCTATGCCCTTCCGTCGCTCAAGAAGCCATTCGTCCCGACTCATGTCCGCTGTCGAAGCGAAAACCTCTGCTTGCATCAGAGCAGCCCCACCTTTCTTTTGTAAGCTTCTGTTCCAAGCCGCTGCCATTCCCGATAGTGATCCATAGAAGGGAAACTAAACTGCGCCTTACCGTTTTTGGCGAATACAATAGAACCTCCAACCTGTCTTAAACGTTGCTGATCCTCCCCACGCTCGCTGAATGCCACTTTAACTGCTTTAGCCATGTATAAAACCTCCATTGATTTTCTTGAGGCTATCTGGTAGAATATTCTTACTTGAGTTTTCAGAAAGCCTTTAATTAAGTCCACTTGCCAGAGTGGGCTTTTTTAATGCTCATTTCTAAATTCAAAACCAAGATGCTCCTTTAGATAACGTTCAAGGTTTTCCCTCAAGATGACTTCACCCTCGGCACTATCTATCACGTAATCATCGAAAGGCGTCACTTCATCCCCGAAAAAATCCTTTTTCGTTTCCGGCTCAGTCAGCTTGTCGTGCCAGTTGTTTAGAATCATTGGATTTTCGATCATTCATAATCTCCTTTCTGTAATTTGCTGTGCGTTTATCCCAAATCAAGTACAGTTCGCTATGATTTCGGATTCTTTCACACCATGCTCTGACCTCCAACGCTGTTGCTGGTTTGTGGACAAAGTGAACCATCATCCCAAACACCTACTTATCACTGCCAAGTTGATGCCACGCTGTTGCATTTTCATAGCTGTTTCATATAAACGTCCTTTATTAGCCAGTCGGCTGATATCCTCTGTAAGAACTTTGATACTTCCAGCAAGACTGATCGCCTCTTCATAATCACCATCACGTAATGCCTCCGAAAGCATGATAGAGAGCTCTTCTGCTGATTCGATTTTTCTTTTCGCCGCATCTACATCTGACTTCAAAAACTGATTAGTTTTCATGCAAAAACCGCCTTCCTTTCTTCTTGTTTTGACATAGCTACCTGATCCATCAACGCTTTGCGGGTCCACCTATCGGCCAGCTCTTGCATGCTTAAACCGTGACTCCGCACTAATGAATAAATCAGCGTTTTATTTGCTGGGATCAGATCAAATATTTGTTTAATATCTCCCATCGGTAGATCGTTTGAACGGCCCGGTCGATCACTTGCCAACCATCGTGCCAACTGCTTAGTAGCCTGCAATGCTTCTTCAAGCTGATGAATCATATTTATTACTGCAGCGCTTGCGCTTTCATTTAATGCGGGATCAATCGGTGCAACCGCTGTCGGATGTAGCTTAAACAAGTAATGTACGAGATCAATATGTTCGTAGGCTTCGCAGGCTTCAAACCACTTAATGCACAACTCAGGTGTTAGCCTGCTAAAACCGTTTTCAACATCTGAGACATAACGCTGATCTTTTCCACCGATTAGAATTCCGATTTGATATTGTGCAAGACCTGCTGCCTTGCGGGCTTTGCGCATGATCTGCGGTAAATTCCGCAAATTGTATGGGTTGTTCTCCATATGTTTGCCTCCTGATATATAAGTTATTTATTGGTAAAATTTAATTAATGAAGGGATGGGGGTTGTCCCTTTGCCATAAATGGCTATTTCAATCTCCCCAAAATTGTGGAGATTAGTACCTCACTCCTCAAAGTTGTGGAGTGAAGCGCGATTAAGCCGATTGAGACGACATGAATTTATTCACAAAATAAATCTGACCTTTTCCGGTTACCTTTGGTGTGCGTGTGGTCCTGATTGAACCGTCAAGGTTGCTTACAGTTCTCTTCTTGATTTCGAACAGGCCCATTTCCATACTGCGTTGAGTCGGGAGATTAAATGACTCACCTTTTTTGCGAATTAGATAGCCATTGTCGCGCAGCCATTGAAATAATTTATTCGGACCAATATCTACACCGTTTTGCTGGATGATTTTCGCTAATTCACCAACAAGCACAGAGGACTCGGACGATTCAACCGCCTCAGCGAAAATCACTTTCGGTTTCATAGTTTCAATTTGCTTGCTTTGCTCTTTCATAGTGTGAAGAGTAGTTTTGAAAAGCAGCTTTATATGTTCATCAGCTTGCGGCAAGTATGTTTGGATGAATAACTCGTCATTTGCAACGTAGCCGCCTGTTTTTCTGATTTCCGGGATGACTTCATGAGTGATCCATCTTTTGAATTGTTTAGCCTCTGGTTTGTTACTAGTTAAAATAAGTGAATACAAACCAGCTTCATTGACAACGGTTGTTTTCTGATTACGGCTTAATGAATCGGTGAGGTAAACTTTACTTACCTCGTCTTCGTCGAGCCGAGACACCGCTACTTTGTGATTTGAATGATTTAGTACATTACAGACATCTTTTGCGACAAACCAAGGTTGTCCATCCTTTACAACTGTCCGAACCTGCTGATCTTGATAATTGAATATTTTTTGTAATTCGTTCATTCATGAACCTCCTTAGAAAGAGTAATTATCTGAATTCACACAACGAAACGAACGGACGACCTAATTATTACTCAACGAACTTTTTCGTTCTGCAACAGTTACCTATTCAGGCTGTTGCCTCCTTGTGAAAATACTTTGTGTTTTCTTCAATCCAACGGGTGTTTCGTTCGATCCATTTGAAAAGTAATTGTGTCGGTATTTTCTTTCCAAACTCATCGTTAACCGGAAAATCAGGCCGAGCCATCAATTCTGACATTTTAGTTTGACCGCACCGAAGAACTTTCATAGCTTCTTCCCTTGTAAGAACATGAGGGAGTTCATTCAGTGAGCCAAGACGTTCCACAAGCATTTCAGTTGCTCTGTCTGCAATCTTTGCAGCAATCTGATCTATGAATTGTTCGTCGTACTGCATAGTGAACATATCTTTAACCTCCTACGCTGTGTTTGTGGTTTGAGTTTCTTGGACTTTCAAATTTAAAAAAAGTTCGTTTATATCACGTCCAAGCTTTTCAGATAATTTAAATGCAATAGGCAATGTCGGATTCGATACTCCGTTCTCCCAGTTGCTTATTGTTGTCTTTTTGCAATTTAAAATTAAGGCCAATTCATCCTGGGTATAGCCCTTTGCCTTTCTAGCTAAAATCAAATTTTGGTTTTTCATTATTTCACCACCTAAAATCCAAGTTAGTTGAACTGTTAAGCTTAGTATAAATCCAACTTTCTTGGATGTCAACCTAAAAGTTTGATTTTTTTGGACTTATATTTATTTTACATTATATTGATGTACAATATATTTGAACTTATGCGATAGGTTGTGGTAGAGAATGCTTCCTAAAAGATTAAAACAACGGAGAAAAGTTTTGGGTTTAACTCAAACCCAATTGGCAGAAAAAGTCAACACAAAGAAAACTACAATCTCTAACTATGAGACTGGATACAGCACTCCTTCAAATGAAATGCTTAGTGATTTAGCAGATGCTTTACAAACTACAGCAGATTATTTACTTGGAAGAACAGATAATGATTCAATGACCGATAACACTCCGATTACTCCAGACCTCATAAATGATCCAGATCTGCAAATAGCTTTTAAAGAAGCAGCAGATTTTTCTGAGGAAGCTCGCAGACAAACTATTGACTTTATCAACTATCTAAAAGAGAAAGAAAAAGCAAAAGGACGTAAAACTTCCAATTCATCTGATGGGTAAACAGAAGCAAAAAATAATTACATAACAAACACATTAGTCTTTATCTTTTTATTATTGTTTTGTTTAGTTTAATTAATGCTGAACACTTCGCCTCAAAATTTGAGGTAGACTATTCAGTTGAAATGATTTCAACCTCAAAAATTGAGGTGATCTTTGAGGTTATATTCTCTTTCAACCGCAAATTTTGAGGTGATCCGCTAAGTGAATTCACCATCTTATCCCCCTTAATTTTATGAATCTATTAACATTTTTGGCAAAATCCTCTTGAAATTTTGCTGAATTTGGTCGATTATTAATAGGTATTCTATTTTATGAACTGGGGGAATTAGGTTGAAAAAGTGGTTCTTATTATTCATGTCTTTAGGACTAGCATTAGCGTTAGCAGCATGTAGCTCGACAGATGATGTCTCTACAGGGAGTAGTGATACAAAAGACAAAAAAACTGAAGAGACTAAAGATGACGGTTCTAAAAAAGTCGATGCAAGCAAACAATCTGCTGAAGCTCTGGGAATGAAAGTTAACCTAGGCGATGTAAAGATCATGAAAGACAAGATAAACGTAGGAATAAACATTGAAAATACTACTGACAAGGTCCTGACTTTCTATCCAGACCAAGGAAATGCAGTTATCGGTAGCATGCAATTATCAGCAAACATGTTCTTGACTGATGGAGAAGTTGGCGGTGAAGTTCAAGGCGGCGTTAAACAAGAAGGAGTTCTTGAGTTTTCAGCTCCTGATGGAAAAGAAATTGATGTTAATAGCGTTAAAGAAATCAAATTGAACTTCGGTGATGTTACAACTGATGACTTCATGAATACTAAAGCAGTAACAATCAAAGTACCAGTTAAGTAAGGAGAATTGAATTGAAATGAAAAGAACAACTGAATTTGTTTTAGGTCTAATTGGTGGAATTTTTGGATTTATTGGAGCCTTTTTGGCGTTAATTGTTGGTGGACTCGATGCCTCTTTTAACTCATCTGGCACAAGCGATATTATCGGTTTAGGTTGGGGTGCTATCTTCCTTTCCATCCTTGGGATTGTTGCTTCTGTAATTGTTAGAAAGAAAGCAAAGCTAGGTGGGATTTTACTCATCATTTCCGGTGTCGGTGGCATAATTTGTATTTCTTTATTCTACTTACTGCCTGCTGTACTTCTTATTATCCCTGGTATCATGGGACTCGTTAGAAAAGACAAATCTCAGACAACAGCAGCGTAACGAAGAGCCCTTCAAAGGGCTTTTCTTTCACACTAAAAACAGAACATACATTCCCGTCAGGTGGTGCTATTATGACAATTCAGTTATCTCATCTAGAAGAAGAAGTAAAGAAGATTTATACAAAATTGAACATGCTTACTCCTGAAGAGGTTGACATGGAACGGATTGCGGCTGCTTTTCAGATTTGGATTCACTATGAAAGAAAAGGCAGCAGCATGTTTTGTATAAATGGTCTTTATAGCATGGTGTTGGATTCAAGGACATCTCGTCAGCAGCAATGGGAGGATTTTGTTCATGAACTCGGCCACGTGATTAAACACTGTGGAAACCAATACAATATGAATCGCATGTTCCGACAGTTGCAAGAATACCAGGCTAATAGCTTTATGTATCATTTCTGTGTGCCAACATTCATGCTTGAAAAAATTTCATTGCCACGCATGCAGTCAGAGGCTATAAAGTTAATAGGTGACACCTTCAACGTAACATATCCTTTTGCTGCAAAACGGCTGGAAATGTACAGAAGGAAACAGTTTTCATTCATGATGTATAAAGAACTATATAAAACTATTCAATAAAAATGAGGTGAGTAAATTGTACTTTGAGGAATTAGTAAAGGGAAAGAAGTGGCTCGCTGTCGGTGACGGTCCAAGAGATCCGGTCACCGGAAAACGAAAACAAATAGCAAGAAGAGGAAAGACCAAAAAAGAAGCTGAAAAAAGAGTCCTTGATGCTATTGCCGCTCTTACAGAAGACGGCATAGATGAGTCTGTTGTGAAAAAGATGACATTCGAAAAGCTGGCTGCTGATTGGATTCGTGATTATGCACTTACCACTGGCAACAAGAAGGGCACCATTAGGATTAGAACAAAAGAAATTAAAATTCTCAACCGATATATTGCCAAAACAAATATTGCAAAGATCACAACAAGAAAGTACCAAAAAATATTAAATGATCTTACTGAACAAGGCTATGCTCGAAATACAATAAGTGGGGTCCATACTACAGCAGGGCTGATTTTTAAATATGCCATACAACAAAAGCTATTGAAACATAGCCCAACTGAAAGTGCAGTTGTTCCGAAAAAACGTTTAACTGTTGAAGATATCGAAAATAATCCGATTCAAGAAAAGTATTTTGAAAAAGAGGAACTCGAAGAATTCCTATTGACTGTGAAGGAATTTGGATTAGATATGGATCTTGAAAGATTTTATTTACTCGCTTTTTCCGGAATGCGTTCAGGTGAATTATGTGCCCTAAAATGGACCGACATCAATTTTGAAACCAATGAAATCCGCATAACCAAAACCATATACTCAGAAAATAACAACATGAAAGAGTATGAATTGGTCCCACCTAAAACAGCCGGCTCAGTCCGTACAATCGAAGTGGAAGATCAGATCATGGACATGCTAAAGGAATATCAAATGCGTCAGAAAAAAAGAAGGCTTCAGTCACGTATAAAGCCAGAGGAATACCATGATGGAAATTTTGTTTTTGCGAGAGAAAATGGATATCCATTCCTACCTAAAAATATCATTGTGCGTATGGAAAGGTTACTTGAGAAAACATCTATTAAGAAGCATGCAACACCTCATATTTTCAGACACACACATATCAGCATGTTGACCGAAGCTCGGGTAGACATTACAACGATCATGAAAAGAGTTGGTCATGATGATATGAAAACTACAATGAGAATTTACACACACGTTACTGAAAAAATGAAAGAGGATGCTTCGCAAAAAGTCCAGAAGACTTTCGGAAACATCCTCAATATCGGGATTTCATGA